CTCGGATTAATCTTTATCCATCTTACCTTGATGGGGATCAATCCAGCGTAGTTTGATGTCGACGCTACGCGGGCGTCCAGAGTAAATTAAATGGTTCACGTCAATGAAAGGCAAATCATTGCGTTTTAGGAACCATTTAAGCAGGGCAGGATATCCGTCAACAGAGTTACGTTGCGGTTTTTCCTTGACCGTCAGAGCCAGAATCACTGGCTTCTGAAGGTTCTCATCCCACTTGATGCGTGCACCATAAGGTGTATCATCAACATAGGATATGAGACCCAAGCCAGAAGAGTCGCTGTGCAGACTAGGAGAAGGCCAGGAAAGCCTTTCCATTAAATCGTCGGCCCAACGTACAACTCTCCATAATCCAGCTTTGTAAGCCAGATTACGGAAGCTGTAGAAGGATATTACATCTTCACTCTTCTCTTTACTCCAGTGTTGTGTAGGGAGCAGACTACGAAGACGAACGACAGTAATGTCGACGCCGTCATAGTAGTCCTTACCGCAAGATTCTCTGAACTTTCCAGTCCAGAAACTCTTGCCAGTATTCACTTTAAACCCAAAAGTTTCCAGTGAACTGACAACACTACTCGTAAATTCTACGGGGACGATAATATCGTCACCGTAGACGCGCACCTTACCAAGAAAGGAGTAAAACTCCTTTCTTGTTAATGGGCGGAGAAGCGCATCTTCAATCCCCATGAAGACAACGGTGCAAAACACCATTGCTTCGAAGGGAAAGCAGAGCGCTGATCCCATAGACGCGAACTTGGCCAAACGGATAACACCGTGGTCAGGAACGTCAGCCTTTCGAGAGCGCGTGGCATCAACCCCCTCTGCCAAGAGGGGGTGATTCCTTAGCATCTCTCGTACATGCTGATTGGAAACACGATCGGACGCTTCACTCAAATCAAGTGTAGCTAGATTCCCTTTAAGAGAACCTTCCCTTGCCAATCTCTGATTAGGAGATTGATCAAGAAATCCGATCAAGCCAGCAACAAGTTTATCTTGTTGGATAGCTTTCACGAATTCAAACAAAAGAGCTTGCTGCATATATTGCATATGCGTCGGCTCCATTGCAATGATTCGAGGTGCTTTCATCGTCTTAGGTACTGTAATTACCTTAACAGGAAATTCAGTACCGGGATCCTGATATACGAATCCCCTATCGAGATAATCTCGGTAGTTCGCAGAGGCGTATTTCCCAGAAGGGAATACATCCTCAAGGCGATCGGTCCAAACATTTGATGACCACTTGGCGTTGCCAAGAAGTCCATCAGCCGTTGAGCCGGGGCCATGTTTCGGAAGGAGACTCTCAGCATATATGGCGTTAGCCACACTAGCGAAAGTGCCTCCGAAAATGGATCGAGAGATTCTTCCAAAACGCTCTTTTCGAGTCTCTGAAGCAAAAGCTTCAGGGGATCCCGATGAGTCATTATGGAACAGATTACTCTCACTTCGTACATCAGATTCACACTCCAGATATTTGAGAATGGCGGACTTCTTTCTCTTTTCAGAGACGTCCATCCGTATTTTTGCCCACATCAACGTTAGTTGGCGTAGACAGAATATGGCATCCACCTCAGGATCTGGGTGAATCAGCCCAGTATCACGGTCGAAGATAAGCTCGAGGAAACCTCCTAGTAATAGGGGGAGACCACCTCTAAACTGGAAACCAGTAAAGAGGTCGCGAGCGACATAACCACGGTCGATGGCCTTTTGGAGGTCACTTCCGTAGTTAGACAGGGTTATCGTTAGAAACGATAACCCCTCACCTTCGACACGACTCAAAATCGTTTTTAGATCTTGAGTGGTGCTTACGTGACACCGATCCTCCATGTCTTGAAGGATCGCTTGCAAGAGACTTACCGGACTTTTCATGCTAGCTCCTTATAACAAAGGGGTTTGGCATTCCAGGTCATGTAGATCTCTAACGCAAGTGAATCGTCAGTGACGACTCACATTACGCCTTGGCCCCATGAACATAGACAGTGCAAGCACTGTTGATGCGAATGAGACCAATGTCAGCGAGATGATCACAATCACGAGGAGCGTTAGCTCGCCGTAACCGATCACACCTCACCGCCACCAAGTTTGGTGGCGTTGGCATTCGTCGAAGCGGTCAACCAGGTAGTAAGCCCGGTGATCAGCTGAACCTGCTCTGCAACGGTGAAACCGTTGAGAGGCTTGTCAAGAACGATATAAACCGACGCCGAAAGGCGAAGGTTAGTACCGGTGACAAGAGGGTCAGCAATGATCTTCGAGTAGTCCACACGAGCAGTGGAACGCACACGGTTTGCCTTACTCTTTGAGTGGGCAATCGTAAGCGCAACAGTTCCGTCATCTTTTGTAAAGATGCCAGAAGTGTTAGAAACACCAGTTCGCGGAAGCGAATTGGCTCCACTGATAGTGACTGACTGAGGATCCGAATACATGACTATCTCCTGACTATATTCAATTATTATTTAATTGTCTATTGAAGGTTATCAATAGTTATTAGTCTGTATGCTCTCCTTTTGGGAGCCTTGGCAGACGATTCGGGCCCTTACTAATAGCAAGAGCCGCGAGGATGGCCCACTGTCCGGCAGAAATGCCGGACAAGTTGACGCCAAAACCGAATGGTGTACCTTTCACTCTCTCTACCTTTCTCAAGGTAGTAGTAGAGGTGAAAGGACCGATAGGACCGTTAATAAAATTAACGCCCTTCACGGTGTACGTCTCCGAGAGAACAGAAGTTCTCATAAGATATCCGTACTGCATTTTATACCCATCGGCTAGTCGAAGACCAGCAGCCTGCATTGCAGACTGTACGTCAACAAACCAGTCGATGAGCCATGACCATGGAGCGAGCTCCCATAGGACACTAGGAGTAATCCTGGTGCCGAGCAACTTGTTCGCAAGTTGTTCGTAAGCTTCTATATTGTTGAGAAAACCATTAGAGGTATTCAAAGCAAATAGAAAGCGACCTTTAAAGTAAATCTTCTCATAAGAAGAAGTACTTATGTTGAGCACGCCCGAACCACTTCCAGAAGTATAAATGCTGTCCCAGGCAGATAAATTAGTGCCTTGACCAACATTTAGAAACTTGCCTCCAATATTGTTTCCAAGAGTATTGGAGACTATTGGCTGGAAGTCATAACGCCTGACCGTAGCCATGCCTGACAAAGCAGAGTACTTCCGGATTTCTCCAGAAATATCAAGCATTTGTCGAGCAATGGAATACAAGTCATTCAGGAACGGTTTCCAACCGAACGACACGTTCAGGTACTCTTTACCGATAGAACGGTAAAAAAGAGCACGTGATTCGAGCCATCCGAAAAGAGATGTTCCTGGTAGTGCAATACCTTTCTCCCGAATAATTTCGGCAGCGGTTTGCGCTAGATTGGCGTTAGAGGATGTGGGACTGACTCGAGCAATCGCACGGTTCCCGTAAAAGTTCACATTAAGTGGACTTGAAACAGGAACAGGCGGCGCTCCGGGGCTTATACAGCCCCTGATCCACTGATCTCCAGATACCGAGCGGGCATAACTATTCTTATGAGAATAGTCAGTCCAGCTCTTGGTAGTCCAGAAATCGTGGCCTATGTCAAATTCAGACGGAATACCATGCAGAAGAAAGTACCTAAGTACTTCTCCTCCGCTGGTAAGATCCGCCTGGTCCCCATGCATACCCGTACGAAACGAGTATGTTTCCTGGTGAACACGGAGATCCGTGTATCCATAATTTGTGACTGGAAAACCAGGTCCATATTTCCCTTCACCGAGTATGAGTCCATTGGACTCGCCGGTGCGCGGAGTATGGCGTGGATTAACAATGTCACGTTTTTGGAGTACATAGCCTCCGGTCATGGTCAATTCCAATCGGTTTAAAGGATGTTGAGCCAGCAGGTTGGTACACTGTTAACTGCTAGCAGAGTATTGACCAATTGGCCAACAGACACGTAAGTGCCGGGAGGACCCTTATGGGGTCCTC